TTTTTTGAATGTAATAAAATCAATGAGTTACATACCAGTAAAAACGCGAGAACTAAGCAAAAGTTGCATTCCAAACTTACTGCAAAAGACTCCAAATTGGAATGCAACGCAAATAACCGTTGCACAGCGTACAACAACTATGATACTGTGCTCCCGACATCGACAAACAAAAGGCAAGCAACCATGAAGCTGTTAACCCGATCTCAACTCATCAAAGGTCAGGTCTCACACCAAGATTACTACCTCCATGTAGCCGAGCGATCAGGCATCACTGCATCTGTGTTCAACGGTCGTATGAAGCGCATGATCGCCAACTCAACAGATGAGAATCTGAACGATGTTCCATTGAAGCTTTGGGATTCACTGGCTAATTCGATTTCAATCTATGAATTGAACGACACCGGTGAGAAGTCTGTGTCGCTCTCTGCTAAAGTGTGTGCGTTGAAAGCATTGGCTCGCAGTTACAAAGAATCAGGCAAATTACTATAAATCAGGAGAACAACCCATGACTAAACGAATCAGTTACAAAGGTTTCAATAAAGATCTGACATGCCGAGACAAGCAGTATGAGATCGGGAAGACTTATTTACACAAAGGTGAAGTCGAATCTTGTGAATCAGGATTTCACGCATGTCCTCAGCCACTCGATACTTTTGGTTACTATTCGCCTGCTGAGTCCCGATTCTGTGTAGTAGAGCAGAGCGGTCGGATTTGCGACAAAGAATCAGATAAACTCGCGTCATCGAAAATTAGTATCAAAGCCGAATTAAGCTTCTTTGACTTAGTTAAAGCCCAGATCGAATATGTCACTGAGAGATTGAAAGGTGACGATAAAATTCACAACACGGGTAATCGATCCGCGGCGAGCAACACGGGTGACTATTCCGCGGCGAGCAACACGGGTTATCGATCCGCGGCGAGCAACACGGGTAATCGATCCGCGGCGAGCAACACGGGTGACTATTCCGCGGCGAGCAACACGGGTTATCAGTCCGCGGCGAGCAACACGGGTGACTATTCCGCGGCGAGCAACACGGGTAATCGATCCGCGGCGAGCAACACGGGTTATCAGTCCGCGGCGAGCAACACGGGTAATCGATCCGCGGCGAGCAACACGGGTAATCGAT